CTTGGTTCCATACACTTCTCAAGTTGTTCCACTTGCTCTTTAGTGTATTTGTGTTTCTTATGTGCTTTCTTTATTTGATCGCTGTCTAATGATACATACGCCATAGTGTAGTATTTAACGCTGTGATGTGGTCAGGAAAAGTATTACTTCTTCTCTTTCTCTTCTTTGTCTTTGACGGCTTTCTTCATTGGCTCTGTCTTGTTGCCGTCTTTGTCCATGTCTAAGAAATCAGGTTTAGCCGCTTCTTGGTACTGTGCTTTGAAATCTTCGTACTGTGTTCTTAAACTGTTTGCTAGATCTTCTTCTGTAATTGTGTCTTCTTTCACAGCCATTGGGTTGTCACCTGGATAATCTTTTCTGTACTGCTTCCTTTGAGCACCTAGGCCGCCTGAATGTACATTTACCAGTGTGTCTGTGTCTTGATATTTTGGTTCTTCTTTTTCATCACCCATGGAATTTGCAAATGTTTCTTCTGCCTTCTCTTCATCGGGCTTGGTCATCATGTCTCTCATCTTAGCCATCTGCATACTGCCCATTGCATCGTCGCTTGGCACGTCCATTTTCTTATTCATATCACCTGGATCCATTTCTGGTTTGTCCATACCCATCATGTCTGGTGTTACTTGTTGCACACCTGCTAGTTTTAAAATCTGCATCATCATTGATGCTTCTTCAGGTGAGTCAGTTGAAATCTGTATTGCTTCTTTTACTGTTTCTTTTTCTTTTTTCATTTCTTTTCCCTCCATTGAGTCTGGTCTGTCATCATCATCGTCCTCAGACCCCATGATTGCATTGTAAAATCCTCTTAGACTTTCACCATGTTTCTTTAAAAATTCTTCTCTTGAAAGTTTTTCTGCTTCGCTATGTAAGTAGTCTTTCATTGCACCTTCATCTACTTTTGGATTTGTTCTCTGTACATTGTCCACTGCGTCTTTGACTAATTCAGGTTTAGTCTCTGCAATTTCTTGTAATTTTTTTAATACGTCGATCATTTCCATAACTTGTTCCTTATGCTTTAAATCCTTGAAAAGGATGTGTTGGAACTGGATTGCCTTTTACTGGTCCAGGTCCTGTGTTGATTGGTGATTTTGCTGTCTTGTCATCTTCGTTTGGCATTATATTTTGCTTGTCATGGTCGGCACCTTTTTCTATCTCTGCTTCAACGTCTTTTCTAGTTTTCATCAATTCTTTTAAAAGACTCATGTTGTATTTGTCGCCTGTCAATTCATCTTTGTTGACTTTTGGAGAATCTGACATTTCGATGTCCATTAGTTTGTTAACGTATTCTGACTTTCCAGCTTTCTCCATTTGATCTTGATATTCTTCTGTTGGTTCACCTGGTTTTCTCACTACTATCATGGCCGCGTTAACGTTCATGTAGTCTGCTAGGTACTCTTTAAGAGCATTGACTGAGCATGGATAGTTTGTTGTTACATCAAAAATTGTTACTTCTTCGTTGCTTAGGGCAGGAAAATCTAGAGGCACACTCTGTATTGGTGTTTTTTTACCAGCTGACATTTTAGCCAACTCAAATTTTTGTAAAGCAGTCTCCATACGTGATGCGAAACCTTCTGGTAACGCTCCTGCTACCTTAACTTTGTAATCATATGACTTGGCCGCTTCTGTAAGATACTGTGTAAATGTGCTCATATGCAATATTTAGTCTTTTTTCAGTAGTTTCTTCATTAATTCGTTACGGTCTGATATGACGAATCCGTCGCTTTCTTCTATTGCAGGACCGTCCTTATTGCCTTGGTCAATCTTCTGCTTTTTAAGTTGTAATTCCACCATTTTTAGCTTCTTATCAATTTTACCCGCTTTTGCATCTATGGCATTTCTGAGAAAATTTCCGGCTACCTCAAATATACGTCCTGAATAACGTGAGTCAACGTTCATGCCTAAGTCCATTAAATTTTTGTAACTTTCTTCTGCTTCTATTGCAAGTTTATCAAGTTCCAAATCTGAGAGTTCACCCAATCCTTTGACTTGTGGCAGTGCTGAGGCTACCTTATCAAATTCTGCATAACTTTTTTCTAAATTTTTTCGTGTCTGAGGATCAACGTTTTTCATGACTTTTTTTGTTTGATCTTTATTAGCTTTGGCTTGTTCTTTTTTATCTACTTCTTTGAATGCTTCTTTTACATTTGGTAAATTAAGAATATCTTCTAATTTTTTTGTCATTGTGTGTTATTTACTTACGCTTACCGTTATGAAATAATTGTTCTTCTGATACTACCCTAAATCTTAATTTATTTTGTTTGGCGTAAGCGTTTGCGGCCTCCCACTTGGCCATGTTTATCACAACCTGTTTTTTCTTGGCCATACTTTTACCAGCCATCTCCATTGTTGTCTGTGACGCAGGTTTTACTTCGATCATCTCTGCGTGTTTCTTGCTGTTCTTGTCATTGTATACAACAAAAAAGTCAGGCACGTAAACAGTGTACTTGCCAGTGAATGGATGCCTGTAAGGTATCTTTATACTTTCACTTGCCCATTTGTATACATTAGGATGTTCGTCGCACAACCTCATGAATGCATGTTCCCAACTTGATCTGTAAGTTGGAGTTTTTAGTCCAACATACTTTTCAGCATTTTTTGGATAGAACTTACCTCTAGCGAATCTGGGTAGCATTAGTCTAAGATGTTTCTAGACACAGTTTCCGTGGTTGTTAATGTTTGTCTTACACCCAATCTACTTGACTTGTATCTGTTGGCATTTAGTATTATTGTTATTATTTCGGATAACTGTATTTCTGTTGCATGACCTAGTTTGTCAAGCACTTCCTGCGGATTGACGTTGTCAATTTTTGCCTGTGCCAATATAACGTATGCCGTTGACTCAGCTGATGCTCTTGCAAAACCTCTCTTTACAAAAAATCCTATTGCGGCATCATAGTCACCAGCGGCAAATTGATATCCTGTTTCGTAGTCTGTGGTCGTAAGTTTTTCAATGGTCTTCTCCAATTGATCTTTTTCTTTTGGTGGTAGGTTAGAATATATTTCTGTCATTACAATGTTGCCTTCTCTGTTGCTATTTCAACGTCTTGTGTGGCTCTTGATATTTTTATATATCCTTCCGTCACAAGTTTACGGATGTCTGTCTGGGCCTTATTGTTGTACACTGTTTTTACTCTGTCCGATGCTCCAGCGTATGCCACGTCTGATTCCGCAACGGTAAGACCGGTCCTTGAACCAATGTCTTTGTAATATATACCAGCCGCTATTTCATCTCGTATTCCGCTGTCGTTGGCCACCAGGTTGTATGCTTCATTAGCAGATAAGAAGTTTACTGTGTCTTGCACAGGATTTGATAGGACCTGTTGATCATTTGTCTTGTTATCACTTCCTCTGGCCTTCGCCACGATAGTTGCGGCGGCCGCCGCGGCTCCTATGTTAAATCTAGCCACAGGAGATGAAATAGTTCCTGCTTGTTTTCCTATTTCCTGTATTCCTTTTTTTGCCAATCCTTTAAGTTCCTGTTTAACATTTGACTTCTTAATTTTTTTAGCATTGTTGTATGTGTTAGAAGCACTTAATATAGCACCCAATATGTTTCCTGTTCTTAGGTTACCTATTACGGAACCGACTCCGTCAACAATACCTCCAGGGCCAAAAATCGAATTGGTGCCTCTGCCTAGCACAGACAAAGGCGATGGCTCTTTGTCATAGTGTATATTTGCAAAACTATTAATTGTGCCTTTGCTGATTACTCCTGCTTTGTAAATTACAGTTTCATAAAAAATCTGCATTACATTTGAAAGCACTCCTGTTCCGTCGGCATGGTCCAAATTATCATGTGAGAATGAACCAATGACAGGATTAACTAGCGTCATTGACGTGAATCTTTTTTTGTGCAATACAAAAATTTCAATGCCCTTAATGTAAGGCTTTTTACGCTGTACTGGAGTGTCCATTCCAAATTTATTTGTCCTGGTAGCATCTATGGGATCATAAAGGTTGTCCTTTAAGTCATCTATTGATAGATTGGCGCTCCCCAGTGAAACAGGATCTGCTATATGGTACTCGTAGTATTTCTTCCAAAATGCGTTTACCGTATCTGCATGGTCATCGTGGAATGTTATAGTTACAGGTTCGTACTGTATCCTCGTAGCTGGATATACTTTCTTGTTGTACTGTATTCTTTCTTCTACGTTCATTCCGTATTTGGGTAGCTCACATGCTTTCACCAACATGTTCAATTCGATTCTTTCATTAGGACCAAATTTTTCAAGGAAAAGATCTTCGTCAAGGTTGAACACCACGTGAAACAGGAATTTTTGTTTTGGTGCCAGTTTAAAATTATCATCTAGGTACAACCTAGATGCGTGTCTGTAGTCTTTTAGTCCTGGAAGACCGTCTTGAAAACCTTTTAAAAAGTCATTAATCTTTGGCATACTGTTATTTATAGTCACAAAAAAAGCGTCTATAAAGACGCTTTTCCTGTTATAATTGCTAACTTAATCTTGTATATTACTGTCCACCACCAGTTGAAAGTGTACCGATCGTTCTAGCTACTGTTGTTCCGATTCCTGTACCTTGTGGTGTCTGTATTGCATTGTCGTATTGCATAGACATCGTAATAGTTGCTGGCTCTGATACGTTATATGCCAGTGTGTTGTAGTTTACATTCTCAACATATGCACCGTATAATTCCCAAGTTTCTAGTACGTTTGGAGAACTTGCACCGTTACCACCATCAAGCATTTCGATTCTTGCTGTGAATTTGTAATCAATACCTGATGCCGCTGATGCTTGTTCAAAGAAGTCAAACTGTTTCTGTATCTGTTCACCAACCAGTTTTGTTACTGAGTTGTTCACATCATCTCTTAATGTAATTGTGATTGGATCCCAAGTGTGTTTACCTGCAACATAAACTTTTGAGTTGTAAACATCTAGTGTTACTTTGTCAAAAGTCAAGTTAGGTCTTGTGATGTCGATAACTTGTTTTGTTAGTTCTGATCTTGGTGTTGATACTCCAAAATTTTCCAGGATTGCTCTAAAACGATACTGAAGTTTTGGCATCAACAAGCCTTGTGATGCGGCGCTCTGATCGTTTGCTAAAGGTACTGTGAATTTTGATAATGTTGATATTGCCATGTGTTTCTCCTATTTATCGAAAATTAGTTCCCTAATTTTGCAATTTCTCCTGTGTTTTTAATTCTCAACGGTATGTAAATAAATTCAACTGATTTTACTGGTTCAATTGCTATATCCACGTACAGTTCATTCCTATCTACTCTCGTTGGTGTGTTGTTTGTTTCATCACAAACTACCAAGAAGTCAAATAATGCTCTTTGACCAACTAGCTCAAGTAAGAATGACTCTACTGCCGCTTTGATTTCATTTCTTGTTAATTCATCATTTGGTTCAAATATAAACGGTTTTCCGATCAAATCTAACTGTGTTCTCAAGAACACTGCCAATCTCGAAACGTTTATTCTATCAAGTGCTGAACTTGCACCTGTTTTTGTCAAGTTACCAAAGTTAACTATACCTGCTCCTGAGAAGAAAGTAATTGGGTTAATTTTAACTTCGTGCATTGAATCTCTCACCGACTCTGTAACAGATATTGTTTCAAATTCACCTGTACTTGCTTCGATGTAACCAACCGATGTAACATTATCCACAACACCTCTTCTTGTTCCTGATGGTGCGAACCATGGGAAAGCAATGTTGTCGTTGTTTGCTAGTACTCTCAACATCATGTGAGACGGTGGCACCACAATTGATTTTCCTGTGTTGTCCGTTGTCAAACCTGATGGATAAAATACACCCAGGTAATCACTTGAACTAATTAAACCATCTTCGCCGTTATCTAATGCATTGGCTGTGTTGTTTGCATAGTTTTGTATTGCTGTTGACGTACCTTCTAATCTTAAAGGAGTGTCTCCAATTACAAACGCTGTTTCATTCCTGTCTGTATTCAAGTTTATCATGTTTTGGATTAACTCTGGGTAACCAGGACAAGCTATTACATTGAATCCTCTTTGGTCTTCTCTAATTGCTTGGTTAGTATCGATCTCTGATTTTAATTGTTGAACAATCACTTTTCTCTGTGATTTTCTTCCGAAAGTTCCAGAGCCGTCTGCATTGTTACCTGATTCAGTTACCCATCTGTCTGGGAAGTATCCTGCTACAGATTCATTACTCATTCTAGTGTTACCTAAACCGCTTGATCCTGAACCCGGATATTTTGCTGTTGTAATATAATTGTTCTTGTAACACTTGACATTGTAACCAGAACGTCTAGTGTTGAAAAGTAATATTCCATTTGGATATAAAGCCGGATCTGGAGCATCTGGATCTAAGAAGTCA